TCTTTGAAAGTGAAAGAAGGTTCAGAATCTACAGCTCCAATAAATTCAATAAGATATTTTTCTTTGTACCACAAAAAAAACTTCCTCCACCATTCTTTGTTTTTTGAAACTCCATTAACAAGCAAAAATCTATTACACCAATAAGGAGTTAAGCCACGATAATCCTCTTTCTTAATTTTGGCTTTAGTCATTCCAAACCACTTAGTTTTTAATGACATTTGAAGGTTATTTTCCATTTTTTTTATCTATTGGTTCGTATGCTATTTTTCCGGCCAATATTCCTATTACAACTCCTATCCAAAATACTGCTAATATTAAATACTCCATTTCGTTTTATTTTAAGAATCAAAGAATATTGTTTTTTGTTCCGATTTTACTCTGCCATAAATTCTGAAAATCATTTTGTGTTCGCCATAAAACCACCTTATTTTTAACTCATCTATACATTTTGTATTATCATCAGTTATAGTGTTAGTGGTTATTATTTGATTATTAAACTTTAATGATCTATTAATCTGACGCTGAGTTGGAGTTTTTAATATATCCAGAAATATTTTACCCCAGTAGGAAAATTTATTATCAACATCAATATCATTCATTGAATGATATTCCCATTCAAGCCTCATCTTTTCTAATTTTGGTAGACCTTTTAAATATGGAAAGAGATACTCCTTGCTTTCTTGAATTATCTTAGAAGTCAAATGAAAAGAACTATTATCAGCATAAAATAAATTACCAGTAAGATACCAATCCAAATGAGTAATTAGTTTTCCTTTCTTATCATATTTTTCTTTTTTATAATATTGTATGTACTTAGTTGGAGGATCATCAATAACAATTTCTTTTATCAAAACTAAATCAGACTTAAAAAGATCTGACAAGAATCTTGCTAACTGGTCTTTTTTGCCTATCGACAACTTAACCAATCTGTCTAAAAACTCAGTATCGAAATTCATTATTTTATACAATTAACAAACATTTTTCGCTTCAAAGTTTCCATTGCCGTAGCGTGATCCAAAGTTTTACGAAGTTCATCGTATTGCTTATTTGTTTCTCTAAGATTCCACATGCATTTAGCTTTTTCCAACCAATAAATGAAATTGTTATTCAGTGTTAATGAATCTAACTTAAAATCCTTTTGCTCTTGAGTTAATTCTATTTTTGCCATTTTGGTAATTTTTGTTTTTTAAAACTTGATACCGTTTCTTCGGTATAAGATACTTTGTTTCTAACTACTACTCTGCCTGCCCTGTTAATCTCTTCCGGAATTGGAACGTTTTCTTTTGTCACCAATATGAAGTGAAATAATATTCCGACTATTTTTTCAAGTCTAAGGTAATTTTTACTTTGTGTTTTATAAACATCTCCGATAATTGCACTCATTTTTTTTCATTTAAAAGTTTATAATAGTGATTGATTGTTTTCCATATTGCCTCTTCTAACTCTGCATCAAGAACTGTTTTGTTGTATTTTTTTACGTTTCCATTATTATTAACTTCTACGTACCACTTTTTATTTCCTGCAGAAACAGGGTAAATTGATATTCCATGTTTTATAACTAAATATAACTTGGCCGGATCCTTGTTGATTGTTGAAAATGTTTTCTTTGCCAAAATATCATGCTTTAGTATTTTTTTCAGTCCATTCAATTTGCTTTTTCAGAGTTTCTACTTCTAGGTCATATTTCTTTTTATCTTGAATTACCTGATACTGTGACAACTTTAACCTTGATTCTAATTCCTCGTTTCTCTTGGCATAGTTCATTATTCTAACAGTACTAGCTTTGCAAATTGTTTCCAATCCTCCGCAATATTTTTCTACACGCCATAAGCTTTGTATAAGAAGCAAAACCTCATCTTTTCTTTTATCATCAGGTTTCAATTTTCCATGAAGTTCAGTCAACCAATCTCCAAGTAGAAGCAAATCATCATCCTTCTGTTCCTCTAAAATATTTTGTGATAAATCTGAATATTCAAAAAATTTACGATTTTCCTTAATTCTTTCAACATGCCATTTAGCTAATGATATTTCTTCCTTTTTCATAATATATTTTTAAAATGGAACATCATCATCATCTTCTTCGTGCTCATCAAAACCTATTATGCTTTGCTTTTCAAGTAATAATGCTTTTGGCGTTATAAACTCTTTCCTAGCATAAGTTTTTTCTCCTGCGTTATTCCAATAAAACCTTGCAGAACTAACATCAAAAAACATTCTGATTCTGCCTAATTTAGCAACTGATTTAGGTTTTGCTTTGTTAATAATTACATCGACTTCATTTGCCGTTCCATCAACTCTGTGTACAGTAATCATTACCCTTCCACTATTAAACCATTGCGCACCACCACTCAAATTAAAAGGTTTTGGCTCTGGCCTTTTTCCATCTTTATCCGGAGAAACGTTTGTTGGGTGAATTATGGTGTTTAGGTTAAGTTGATATTTATCAGCAATTTTATTTCTGTACTTCAGAACTTTTTCCAAATACTTATCATCTCTACCCATCAAAGTACCATCTGGTAAAACACTTAACTCTAAATCTTTCCAACTGTCAATCGTTGCAGTTTGAATATTTTGTTCTTTTTTTAGGTAGGCTGCATAATCCCAAAATTGGAAAGGAGTAATTGAAGAAAACTCATCTTCTTCATATAGAATAATGAAGTGTTCCAATATCCACATAAGTTCTTTATCGGCTTCATATTCTGAAATGTAATTCGACTCAAATCTTTTATCAAACGTTTTTCCGGTTTTTTTATGAATCAAATTTGCAAGAATCTCATTCTTGTCACCAACATCGGGAACATAAAGAAGATGTTTCCAACCATAAAAAATAGAGGTATTTAAAAGAAACTCAAGAAGTAATTCTGTTTTACCGCTACCTGGATAACCTGTCCAATCATTTACTCCCGGCAAACTCATTGTGAAATATTGATGTAATATTGGAAAACCAATGTACACTCCCTGCAAAGCTCCTTTGGACCTGTACTCAATCAAATCATCTCTGGTGCTTTCATAATTAAGGCACTTAAATCCTTTAGGTATTTGCATATTATTGGTTATTAAAAGCGTCCTTTACTGGTACTTTTGGTTTCATAATTAATCGATGATCATCTTTAGCGCGCCTCATCCAATTCTTAAGAGTCAACATCCATCCCATGTCTGTAGATTTGTTGCCTTTTTCGGACCATGCCAACGCACTTTCTATATAAGCTTTCAAATCTACTCCGGCATAATCCCGAACAAACTTTTTGTTTTTTGCAAGCTCGGTTCTTAAGGTTTCATAATCGCTCCACTTACTTTCCCGAAAGAATATCTGTTTAGAACCGGAAGCTTTTTCAGAAACAACTTCCTTTAGCAATTCATTAATCTTAAACTTAATTGCTTTCTGGTCCGGAAAAGAATCATTTGCTTTTTCATAAGCGCTGATCCACATTTTTAGTTTTTTTAAAGGTTCCATAGCCATCTGATTAAAGTCCAAATTTTGTAACCTATATAGCATAAAATGGCTATCCATGTAACAACTCCTAAAAAAAATGTTATGATGATAAATTGCATCATCGGTTTGTCTGACTCTTTCATGATCCTATTTGTTTTTTAGCTGATTCAGTTAATGGTATATTGTATTTTATTAAATGTTCAATTGTTAGTCCATTCCAAAGTTTAGGATAGTTTATTGGACTTAATTCCGTAAATCTTAAAAAAGAATAATTGCCTTCTTTTTTTGCTTCTACATATTCAACTCCAAGAAACAAAACCCTGTCTTTTGCTTCTTGGTATTCTTGCCACCATTCTCTACAATCTTTTACAGATTCTTCACCACAAGTACAATTCCCTTTGCTTTCAGGCCTTTTACATGTTAAATCCGGATATTCCAAAACAACCCAAACTCCATCTACAAGTTTGCAAGGAACAAACATCCATAATTCTAATTTTTGGCTTAAAAAATTAGCGTATGCAACTAGCAAATGTAATTTTTGAATGTAGGTTAGTCCTGCCATTTCCCAAACAAGGATAATATATTCCTTTGCCGATATTAATTTTTTCATAGTTTTAGGTTTTAATCAGATAGTTTTCTTAAATCATTTGTAATAATAGAAATCCTATCATTCATTTGTTTTAAATTAGTTTTATGCGCTTTAATGGCTTCTCTTTTTTGCCTTTCAAGCCATCTTATTTCCTGATCTAATTCATTTCCAATTATAGTAACGCGATGTTCAATAGGTAATTCATTAAATCTTTTTGAAACCTCTTTTCTTTCCATAACTTAAAAATCAAAAGTTATACCTGCCATTCCTGAGTTAATATTATCATAGCTGAAAATGAATCCAAACTGATCATTGATCTGATAATCTATTGCAACCCCAACGGCCCAATAAATATTCTGCGGTTCTTTTTCTCCCTGAATGGATTGCTGCAAGTGTGCAACTCCTCCTTTTCCGGTGATGGTAACACGGTCAAATGTGCCTCCTACTGTTCCAAAAATTGCAGGAACAACGTCACTATGAAACGTGTGAACTTTCTTTGAGGTATCATTTCGGTTGGCTCGTTTCTCAACAATTCCGGAGTCAACTATTGAAGCGGAAACTCCGAAATTTAAGAAATCTTCATTCTGGAATACATATCCAACTCCAAAAGATTTATATCCTGCTTGGACATTTAATTTTGATTGAGCGTTTGCATTCAGGCAAACGATAATCAGCAACGTTGTAAAAAGTGTTTTCATAATTTGTATTTATTGGTTAAAACTGGAAAATGCTATTAAGTTCCATCGGCTCTGACCTCGATTTTCCTTAATAGCATTTCGCTAGTGTCTTATGGATAGTTTCGTTAGTCAGAGTTAAAACTTGAAGCAAATATAACACTTGTTTTTAAATACACAAACTTTTGTTTGCTTTTTTTTCTAAAACCACCAAATTTTGTCTTTATACTTTTTTAAAAGGTATATAATTACAATGATAAATATTATAGCAATTATAAAACCAATCAAATACCACGAACTTACCGCGCTCCTGTCTGTTGTATTGTGTTTTATTTCAGAACTGGTATTGGATGATGCTTTAACTGCTTTTTTCTCTTTAACGGCCTCTTTTTGCTTTATTTCAGAATCAGACTTTATTTCTGACTGAGTATTGTTATTTTGAGTAGTTTTTTTTGTAGTTTTTTTTGAATTGTTCAGAATAGTCTTTTTACCATCTGGATCTACAATGAAAGCTTCTTTAGTAGGATCTTTTGGTTCATATGTTATTTCTTCAGTGATGGTATTATTTTTATCATCAATTTTAATGACAACATTTTCCTTAACATTTGAATCTACATTTTTTTCTAATGTTGAATTATCATTGGTTTCTGTTTTCACTTCTTCTTTGACTGATTGGCGATCAGTTTTTCTGGCCCCGCAACTCATCAAACCTAATGCTATCAATGACATGTAAACAAAAAGAATCAATCCGATTCCAATGTCTTTTAAATTAATTCGTCTCATAATATGGATTTTAAAAATTTGTTATAATATCCGGCAATCAATTCTGCCTTATCTGTTCCATTAATAATTCTTCTGGCATTTATAGGATCATTAGTAGTTGAATTAAAATAGTTCTCTAATCTTTTTCCCGTAAAATCTCCCTTAAAAGATTTACCACTCATCATACCCTCAAACATAACCTCCGTAGCTATTTTAAGATCAAACATCAAATCAGGGTTTTTATCAAGAGGATAACCTAATATTTTTCCCATTTTGGTGTAGTTGGCTCTTCCGGTAATTTGAGGTTTTCCTTTTCCACAAAAATCTATTGCATCCTGAGCGGAAAGGTTTCCAAGTTCTTTTGCTTTCTTTTGGTTGGTCCAATAAAGCTTAACAAAATACGCATTTCCACCACGTTCTTTTATTGGCTGCATTGTAGTTCCTCCTTCGTGCCAATCTGTAGCCAGAATGTAAGCTAGTTTCCTGTAGTCGTTATCAATCCATTTTTTTGAAACCCACAATTCCCATTCATTAAATGTGGCTTCAAATCCCTGAACCTGACTGGCTGATAATTTTCCAAATTCTTTCCGAATATTATCATAAGTTAATTTCCTATTTATCATCTTCTGTTTTTTTAAATGGTTCTATAAATTCCTTATTGTGCTTTCTGTAAAAATTATCAAGTTCTTTTTCGCGTAACTCCTGCTCAAGTATTTTTGTCTTTATTTTAGAGTCTCTGATGTAGGCAATCAATTTAAAATAACCAAAAAACAACGCTACCAAAGTCGCTAAAAACTGAGCGAAATTAGTAGCGTTGTCTAAATAAAATTCACTAAATAAAATTTTCTTTGTTACATCAATAAACGTGAAACTATAAATGATTCCTATTAAGTAATCACGTACCTGAAAAAGCAACTTTACGTATTCCATAAGTGTATATTATTGCCGAAAGTGGCAGTTTCAATAAATAATAATTGTTGTCCATCAATCCCAAAAATACAAAATCTAATGCATTCATAACAAATAAAAAGAATAGCATCTGTTTGGTTTTTAAATCTTTATCAACAAACAGTGAATAATAAAAAACTACTCCAATAATTATACAATTGGAGTAGTCCTCTAAAACATTACACATTAACCTTTTGTTATCCGAAAACAAATACCATGAAACACGTAAATCAGACTCATAAAATATAGATTTTATTTCTGATAATGGTATCAATAATAAAAGCACAATATGTTTTCTTTTACGATTTAACTCGTAAAGCGATAAAAGGAAAAAAGATAATATGTATTTAATATTATTTCTCATCTGTCTTAACCGGAGGAGTTGAACCACCTATATCTGCAATAGCTTTATTTTGTAGATTATCAATAGTATCTTGCTTTTTGGCACTTCCTTGACTTGATCCGAAATAATAACCAACAACTACACCAAGTATTCCAACTATTGCAATTGTTATTTGATCATTTACCACTCCAAAAAAAGCTACCAGATAGTAATATCCAAAAGCTAAAACAACGATGATAATAGCAAGTATTGATTTAATGTTGTCTGAAATTGTTTTCATTTTATATTTGTTTTTAAATTATTGTGTTATGTCATATTGAAACGTTATGCTTCCATAAGCACCTCCAAAACTAGAAGGGGTATTATATATTGCGGAAGCTATAGAAGTGCTAGCTGTGAAATTAACAGTAACCAATCTGTTTACTGATCCTGCTACCGTATTACCTGATCCATAATTATAATTTACAGATGATGAAGTTCTATTTATTGGTAAAGTAAAATTAAAACTTGTAAGTGTATTTGCCGCGGTTTCGTTAGCTAAAAATCTAACTGTAACCGTTACTAGATTTCCTATTCTTGTATAAACCCCGCTAACACCACTTATAGATGTGATATTTACCAAACCGCTAGTTGTTGGCGTATAAGTTCCTGATGTTGGTGCAATATCAGTTGCTGTCACGTCTCCCGCTGAATTAACTTTTAAAATACGATCTCCTGTTCCTGCTAAACTCAAAAAATTAACCGCTCCTAGTGCCGAGAATGTTTGCCAGTTACCGCCTAAAGAGAACGCCACGAAATACGAATCTGTATCGTCTACAAAAGCTATTTGAGGGTATGTACCTAATTTAGAAACACGGAAATTTGAATTTGTAGCAGCACGAACTAATAAAGGGTATGTATTTGGTGTCGCACCTCCTGTGCTTAAATTTCCTGTAAACGTTCCTGAATTTCCTACTATTCGTCTTATGTTAGTAACAACGCTACCCGATGTAATTGTATTTAAAATATCCCTTTGCCAAGATGAAACAGGTATATCAAAATTATTTCCTAAAAATGTCGATCCCGTTCTGTTTCTTGTCCAATGGTTATCGTTTAACGTGATATCGTTAGGTGAATACACAAAAGATTGATTTTGAAAGCTTGACGTAATTGTATTTCCAGTAAGACTTACAGATGTAGTATTAGTATCAAAATACAAATGGGCATCCGCTAAATTATCAGAACCGCCAAAACCTGCGTCGTTAATTATATTATTCACTAAATGAACGCCTTTAGCCTGACCGACATATATGGCTCTGTTTTGGCTTTCAATGTAGTTATTTTCTATATTTAAATTTATAGTTCCCGCATTATCTAAAACCTTTATCGCATAATCACCTCCGTTTGCATTTAAGTTATTTTGAATGATGTTTACGTTTTCGGATGCTTTTATAATTATAGCATTGCTAAAACCATAAAGAAAACTATTCGCAAATAAAAGATTATTCGAGCCACTGTCTACATAAAGGCCGGTACCGCTATATGTCACAGGCGTATCTGTAAATCTTCCCTCTATTTTAACATCTAATAACGTACAATCAAAAGCCCCGTTTGATCCCGAAACAAAAGCAATATTAACCCCGTTACCGTATTCTAAAAGCATTCTAACATTTTCTATACGTGTTTCGGGCCATCCTGATCTAATACCATAACCGCCTGCAACGTGCCATATTTGAAAGTTTTTAAACTGTATTCCTTCATAAGAATATGATGTACCCGTATCAAAAACGTTTCCGGAAAAGTTAGCTAAAAAAACAGTTCCTTTATTCTCTGTTTTCATTGGCGTATCATCCCCTATAAAAGACCAGTAAGTTAAATCGCCACTTATGTTTATTGTCGAGTTAAGTAAATATTTTCCCGCTGGAAAGTAACGATAGGTATAAGTATTAGGTATTGCATTAATGCCCGCAGCACAATCAGTAATACCCTCAGCTACTACATTAGGAAACCATTGTACATTTATATAAGCGCCAGTATATTGCCTTTCCCAATATCCAGAGCCTTTACCAGTGGCCGTAAATATAATACCGTTGTCATTGGTAAATGATCCGGTTTTATATACGAATGTACCACCTCTGTTTTTTTCACTTACTATTACAGTTGTAGCAGGCCCATTATAAGAACTCATTGACGAAATTGTCGACAAAGTTATTAATGTAGCTTCTTCATTGGGAGAACTTATAATCCAATCATCTCCAACACCTGGCTCAGTATTTATTCCAGTTAAATTTTGCCAATTAAAACCAGAATAAGAAACAACTGCATTAACTCTATATCTTCTTTTGGAATCCCATTGAAGTTCTGAGTTTTCAATTATTAATTTACTTTTTGACATCTTCTTTTGTTTTAGGTTTGGTTTCTACAACCGTTTGATTTTTTTCTGATTCCAACATTGGTTTAGGAATTAAATTAGCCTCTTCCATGTTTTTAAGGAAATTCTCATCCCATTGTCCTGCTCCCAAAGCCTCAGTTGCCTGTTCTCTTGAAATCAACGGAGATTTATCATTTATTCCTAACATTTCTCTAATCGCTTTAATTTCTTTCAATGGATCAATGTGTGGCATATTTTTCCCAGTGAATCTACATTGAGAATAACTTTCTGTAACCATGAAGTTATCAATGTTTTCTAAATAGCCGGGAGCCGAAATCTTTTTAGTTAAAATCTGGAACTCTAACCAAAGTTTATAAAAAGGAATATAAAAATCATTTGCGAATTTTGTTCTGTTAACTTCAATTATATATCCAAAACTATTAATTGCTGCTCTTGAAGCGGAGTAGTTTGAATTATACATTCCCATAGCAACTTCCGGAGGAACATCTGAACCTGCGCTAACTTCTTCAAAAACGGCTTTTTTAAATTCAGGATAATTATTTTCACCTTTTGATTCAAAAGACTCGAACTTTGCGCCATTTGGTAAATTATAAACCATTCCAGGTGCTTTTTGAGACATAACGTTTGCAAGTCCATCTGCTAAAGCTCTGTTATTAGAAATATCATTTCCAGTAATAACAGTTTCTCCTCTTTTCTGGGCAACAATATTTTTCAATGGGTTTTCTCCTGTTGAAAACTCTTGATGCTCAATGGTGTGAACAATATTCGCTCCCTGTTCCGCTTTAGTAACAGTGGCCTCGGTGTAACGATCTAATTTGTTTACTTTCTCAAGTGATTGCGACATTTGAGGAACGGACCTAACATGATCTGGGCTTATTTTTTTACCAGAAACCATCCAAGCCGTGACTTTTTTAGACTTCTCTCCGATTGCCGGAATACGTTCCCATTTAACAACATCATCTTTTTTGCAAGTTTTCACATAAAAAGCAACATGAGATCCTTTTTCATCAAGTTCTATCCCGTGTTTTATTTCATTTCCAGATTTTTTTAATGTCTCAGAAAATTGGTCTAAATCTGGATCACAAATGTGCTCTCCTGAAATAACCTGCATGTTCGGGCCATTTTCATTGAATCTTACAACACAAAGCATATCGCCTCCCAAAAACTCTCCCTGATAGGTTTCTAATGCCAAATCATGAAGACTGTTTTTGCCTTTATAATCAGCATGTTTCGAGTTGGCATAAATCTTGAATCTGGCTTCTGTAACTTTTTGAAAATTAGAATAAACTTCTTTGTCATTAACAACCCCCTCAGATTCTAAAACAACTCTTTCTGGTTCTGCCTGCAATTTCAATCCGGATCCAATGGTCCAGTAAAAGAACTTTGAAGCAATTATTTTTATAGTATCAATAGTTGCATAAGCATGATACATTCTCAATCTCAACTTCTTAAAATCAGGAACAATTCTTTGAACAACGCCAAGTTCTCCAAGATTCTTTTCTCCATCATAGTATTTATCCACAATTGGATAACGATGGCCTACTGAACCAATTTCGTCTACTCCCTGATAAACAACACTACTTGTAGCGTTGTTTTGGGAACCACCAGATCCCCATGTAATGTTAAATCCTAGTATTTTCATATCGTTTTTTTAAAGACTTCCTCCAACTTGTCGTGATCCCCTACCATCGTACTGATTAATATAATCCTGTCTGATTTTTCGTAATCCTTGCATTCCATTTACCAACTGGTCAATAGATCTGTACTGAGCTCTAACGACCATTTGGCCGTCATTCATTTCATATTGATTTAGGTAGCCAGAAACCGTTGCTTCTAAAAGTGTTTTTTCCATACTTGCAATCAAGATGTCGTATGTAGCAACTTTTCCAATAATGGCTGATTTACATTCTACATACTGAGGTATTGTCATATATTCAACATTCATATTAAGCGTATTTTAGGTTAGTATTGTTGTTTCTTATCCCTTTTAATTTTTGATGAAGATTTGAAATATTGCATCCTAAGTGTTTTGCTGCTTTTGCTACCGACAAAAACTCTTCTCCTGTTTCTATGTCAATAACTTTAGTTCCATGTTTTTCAGATATTTTTAGTTTAGCCTCATCGCTATGATTACGACCTTTTAAACTTTCTGATATTTTTAGTCTGGTTTCTTTTGACTGAACTTTTCCAGTAGCTGCTATAGATTTTTTTAAACGAGTTTTTACTGACATATTTCTACTTATTTCAGATAACCTTAATTTTGTTTCTTCTGACACTTTTTTGCCTTTAGAAGATTCTGATATTTTTAATCTAACATGATCTGGTCTTTTAACTCCTCTTAATTTATTTTTAGTTTCTTCGCTAACAAAACCGCTTCTATCATTAGTTTTGGTTAAAACACAATTTAAACCATATTTACCAATACAATTATATAAGTCTTGATAAAATCGCTCCTTATCGTTTAATTCATCCAAAGAGCATTCACATACAGTTTCTATATTGTGATTTTCAAATCCATACTTTAAAAAAGATCTATTCAATTTAGGCTGTCTAACAGCCAATCCAGTTCTATAGTCCCTAATCCTTTTTTCTATATTTACACTCTGCCCGATATAAATCTTCCCACTTGGAGAAGTAATTTTGTAAATTCCTATCATTTTCCTTATTGTTTTAAATCAAAAAAGGAAAACCGGCCTCGTAGACCAGTTCTCCTTTCTTTTTAAATGTTACCCAATGTTATCACAACAGTAGAATTAATATTCAGTACAAATATAATTAAAAATAAACATAAAAAATCCTCCCCAAATGAATAGGGAGGATTTAGTCAAAAAACAAAAAACAACAAGTGAATAAGGATTTGGTAAAATTACTGTTTTTTTTGTTATATTTTGTAATTATCTTCCATCATAGTATTTACAAGACTTATCTAACTGGGATTTACATAAAGCAGAAAGCAGGTGTTTCCCTTTTCCCTCTATCAATCCTATTTTTCCATATGAATCTAAATTTAGATGCATAAAATAATCCGGTTTACTCATATGTTTAAAGTTTTTAAGTGTTTTTCAATTCTCCTCAAATTATAATTATCAAGAAGATGATAAGGGAAATTTCTAATGAAGCGTAGTTTTATTTCTCGAATATGCTTTTCTAAATTTTCAGGAGTCTGAAGCACGAAGCTTTCTCCGAACAATTTTACATATCCTGTTTCCTCCGTGACTCTGGTTATAATTTCAATTGAATTTTTAACAAATCTATATTCTCCGGAAAAAGCAAGTTGTAATGAAGTCTTATCAATAACCAACATTTCTTCGGCAGATCCGTGCCTGAGCTTGAATATAACATCTCCGGTTTCTAATTCTGTTTTCATCTTTTATTCATTTTTGATTGGTAAATAACGTGATCAATTCTGCATTCGAAAAACAAAATGTGGTGTATTAATTCTACCTGATAATCATCGTAAAACATCTTTTGTAATTTAGGATCATAAATACCACGGATTCCGTTTGCATTTATAATGTTTCTAATTGTGGAAACTTCCAACTGACATTCTTCGGATATTTCAACCGATGTTTTCAATTATTATTTGTTTT